TTCCATTGATTACATTCAGACGTTCGGGTGTGAATATGAAAAATGAACTAAGGCGTAATAAGGTTGCTACAACAAACCAATTGGCTTACGTGATGAAGCAAAAATATTCAAAACTTGCCCCATATGATAAGTTTTCAAGTTTATACGGAACAAAACTTCCACAAGAGTATTTTGTAACACCTATACCAGATTATGTAGATGTCACATATGACTTTATACTATGGACTGAATATCAGAACCAACTGAATTACATAATTGAAAATTTCATATACTACGGTGGTAAATCGTTTGGTGATAAAAACTTCTTTAAGTTTGCATCCATGATAGATTCATTAACAATGGAAGACTCAAACACAACGGGTCAGGATAGAATGGTAAGAGCAAACTTTCAATTAACAATCCACGGTTATTTACTTCCAAAAAATATTGCGAATGAAACAACAACAAAACGTGTGTTAACACCAAATAAAGTTTCATTCGATACGGAAGTATCACGAGATATAGCTGGTGCTATTAAACAAAACGAAGAGTTGTACGGTGGAGATCCATTCAAATCAATAAACAGAAATGAACGAGACGAACGAGAAGATTTAATAAGAAGATTACGTGATAATCCGTAATGTATTCTACAATTAATTGAGTATATTTATAGATATACTGTTTTATTTTATAATGAGGTTTTTATGTCAGAACAAATTGGAAAAGAATTTGAACAGACAGATATAGATGCTGTCAAAGAGTTGCAATCTAAATATGCAACAACAACTGCTCAAATCGGTCAAGTGGAAGTAGAACTACATCTACTTAAAAAAAGATTGGGCGAAATAGAAGATTTGCGTAAAGAACTGTTTGAATCGTATGAATCATTACAGTCACAAGAAAAAGAACTTGTTACTGGACTAAATGAAAAATACGGTGATGGAGTTCTTGATCTAGATTCAGGAAGATTTATTCCGTCTGGCTCATAATTTGGATTTTTTGATTCATATTTATAGCAGAGACAACTGTATATTTAATTTTTTGGAGATAAATAGTGGCTAATGAAAGAATTGTAAGTCCTGGCGTGTTTACGGTCGAAAAGGATCTTTCATTCCTACCACAAGGGGTTGGTCAAATTGGTGCTGCACTCATAGGCCCAACACTCAAAGGCCCAGCCTTTGTTCCCACGGTAGTTGAAGGATATAACGACTTTATCACAAAATTTGGTACTGGGTATGAGCAATCATATCTTCCATATACTGCTAAGAGCTATCTAACTAACGCCGGTAGTGCAACTATCGTTCGTGTTCTTGGTTCTGGTGGTTATTCGCTTATTCACCCGATTGCACTTGTTGCATCTGGTTCTTATGGTAGAAGACTTATTTCGGTACTTCACCCAACATTTGTAGTATCGAGTGCTGACTCTGTTTCACTGTTCAAGTCGTCATCTCTTGCTTCAAACGCAAGTGGTAGCTTCGTGTTAACAGTCTCAGGTGCATTCGCAACTGATAACTCGGCATTTACAGGAAATGCTATTAGTGAGAACGGTACACCTTTCAGTGCTTCTATTAATCCTAATGAAACTTCATTTATTGGAGATCTCTACGGATATACAGCATACGGAACACACGCCGTTTACAACTACGTCTCTTTTGCAAAAGCTGCTTCAGCTTCTCTTGCAGCTGACCCAACATCAATTGTTGAAATTCAGACAGGATCTGCTTCAACATTGGCAGAATGGCAGTTTACAGATGATTATCTCGAAGCCTCAACTCCATGGATCACATCTCAGAAAATTGGTGCAGTTTCAAATGATCTCTTCAAGTTCCACACAATTTCTCACGGTGTTCACTCGAACTACGAAGTTAAGGTCGGTATTGCAAATATTCGTCCTGCTGGAACAATTGCTGGTTCTGATTATGGTGATTTCGATGTTGTAATTAGATATGTTGATCAATCTGGTGTTTATGGTTCACCATTTACATATGAAGATGATGATCTTCGTCCAAACGTTGTTGAATCATTCAAGTGTAATCTTGACCCTAACTCACCACGTTATATCGCTCGTGTTATCGGTGATAGATATGTAACAATCACATCAGAAGGTAAGGTTGTTGTTAATGGTGATTACTCTAACAAGTCAAACTATGTACGTGTTGAAGTAACAGATGCCGTTAAGAACGGTAGTGTTTCACCAACACTTGTACCGTTTGGATTCCGTGCCCTTAAGTCACCAATTCCAAATGGATTCACACAACCAGTTGCTGCTTCATTCGTAACAGATCAAACATCAGGTGGTGCTTATAACAGACGTGTATATTACGGATTTAGTTACGGATTTACAACAACTGATAACTTGAATTATTTGAAGCCACTTCCGATTAGTGCTAACCAAACAACAGGTTCTAACGTTGATTTCTACTTAGGTGATTACAATCAGAATGCAAGTGCTAACTTCCCATCTGCAACAACTGCTTATTCGGGTTCTGTTAACTTGACAACAAACACTTCGATTGATACACGTAAGTTCGTTGTACCATTCCAAGGTGGATTTGATGGTCATAAGCCACACCTTCAAAAGAAGACAGGAACATATATCGAAGCTGGTAACACACAAGGATTTGACATTTCGTCAACATCAGCTGATGGTTATACATCTTATAAGAAGGCACTTGATACAATCTCTAACTCAGACGAGTTTGATATTAACATGGTGGCTCTTCCAGGTGTTATCCACTCATTACACTCACCAATCACATCATATGCTAAGACAATGGTTGAAGATCGTGGTGATGCTTTCTATGTGATGGATTCCGTTGGTATAGATGACAACATTGCAACAGCAATTTCTACTGTTGAAGGATTCGATTCAAACTACACAGCTACATACTATCCTTGGGTTAAGATCCTTGATATGGATAGAAACAAGCCAGTTTGGGTTCCACCTTCTGTTGTTCTTCCTGGTGTTCTTGCATTCAACGACCGTGTTGCTGCTGAATGGTTCGCTCCTGCTGGTCTGAACCGTGGTGGTCTCACAGAAGTTATTGAAGTGAAGACACGTCTTACACACTCAGAACGTGATGATCTATATGAAGCACGTATCAACCCAATCGCAGTATTCCCATCAACAGGAGTATGTGTATGGGGTCAGAAGACACTTCAAGGTCGTCCATCTGCTCTTGACCGCATCAACGTTCGTCGTCTCTTGATTGCAGCTAAGAAGTTCATCGCATCTGCTACACGTTACCTTGTGTTCGAACAAAATACAACACAAACACGTACAAGATTCTTGAACATCGTCACACCGTATCTCGAATCAATCCAACAACGTCAAGGTCTTTATGCCTTCCGCGTTATCATGGATGAGTCGAACAACACACCTGACATCATCGACCGTAACATTCTTTATGGTCAGTTGTTCCTACAACCTGCAAAAACTGCTGAATTCATCATTCTTGACTTCAACATTCAATCAACAGGTGCGGCATTCCCAGGTGCTTAATGAAATAATCGGGGGAGTTGAAATACACTCCCCCAATTTTTCAAACTGATTATATTTATATGAAAGAATGATTTTTAAACTTGGAGAAATAAATGGCTGAATTACTTGACCCTACCGAAATTTTCTTTACGCCATATGAACCTAAACTTGCCAATAGGTTTATTATGTACATTGAAGGGGTTCCAGCTTATCTTATTAAGGGTGCAGCAAGACCAAACGTTACGTTTAACCCTGTTACCCTTGAGCACATCAACGTAAAGCGTATGATTAAGGGTAAGGCAAAGTGGGAACCAGTTACAATCACACTTTACGATCCGATCGTTCCATCAGCTGCACAAGCAGTCATGGAGTGGGTTCGTCTATCACACGAATCTGTAACAGGTCGTGATGGATATTCTGACTTCTATAAGAAGGATATTACATTCAACGTTCTTGGACCAGTTGGTGATAAGATCGAAGAATGGACATTAAAGGGTGCCTTCATCCAAGCAACGAACATGGGTGAAATGGATTGGGGTGTAGATGACCCTGTACAAATCCAACTTACTCTTGAATACGATTACGCTATCTTGCAGTTCTAATTTAGACGCAACAAAAAAACGATGGGTATCTCGATTTTTTCGGGATACCCATATTTATTT